CCGAATATGGTCGGGCTTCGAAGAATCACGCCGTTTTGCATGGCCTTCGCATACCATTCAATGTCAAGATGTGGCACGCTCGGTGGATTCAAGCTGAACGAACCCGTGATGCTGAAGTGCGGCATTTTCAATTTCGGAAGTTCCCATTTGAAATTGACAAGGCCCTTGATTTTCTCGATACCATCCGAAACGGTTTTCTTGATTGAATCCCAAGTATCCGTAACCGTCTTTTTAGCGCCGTCAAAGGCATCCGTTATCGATTTCTTGATAGAATCGAACTTTTCTTTTATGGTACTGAACAGCGTTGCCGCGCCTTCTTTGATGGTATCCCAATTTTTCGCAATCAGGACACCGGCAGCAATTGCCGCGCCAATTGCAATGGTCAACGGGCCACCAAGTACCGCCACGACCGTGCCGATACCGCTGACAAGTGTGCCGCCGATGCTGATGACCGAACCGATTGTTGTGATAACCGTACCGATTCCAGCAATAACCGGGCCGACCGCCGCCGCGACAAGCGCGAATTTAACAATGTTCTGTTGCTGTGAAGGGCTTAATTCATCCCACTTCGCTTTCAAGTCCTTCACAACATCGGCAACCGTCTGAAGTGCTGGCACAGCGATCTCGGCAAGCGTGTTGCCTACATCCGAACCGGCAAGCTTCAATTGATTCATTGTCAGCGTTGTTTGGTCAATCGGGTCAATAGTTGCATCGAACGTGGTTGAAACGCTGTCACCGTAGTTCTGAACAGAAAGCGAAGCTTCATCAAGGCTCAAGCGGCCTTCCTGGATCGCAAGCGCAAGGGATGGCCCGGCTTTATTGCCGAACAACTCCATTGCATAGGCCATTGCTTCGGTGTCGCTGTTCGCGCCTTGCAACTTCGTTTGCAGTTCGGCAAGGGCTTCCGGCATTGTTTTGCCTTCTTTCGTGGCTTCTTGCAAAGCCTTCTTCAAGCCAGCCATTGCCGCACCGGAATCCACGCCGTTTACTTCCAATTGTCCAAGGAACCCGGAAGCGGTGTTGATGTCCCAACCCATTTGAGTGAACAACGCCGAATTGCTTGCCAACGTGCTTGCAAGTGCGTCTTGCGAAATGCCCGTTTGTTGTCCGACCGTGGTGAAGATGTCAAGCACATCCCCGGCTTTGTCGGCTTCAAGTCCGAACGCCATCATTGCCGCTTGAACCTTGTCAACGCTTCCGGCAACATCGGTTCCGTTTATCTGTGCGTATTTGATGAACTTGCCTGACAGTTCCTCAAGCTGTTCGCCCTGAAGGTCGAATTTTGTTGAAACTTCGCCGACTGCTTCGCCAACCGTGGCGAAATCTGTCGGAATGGTGGTTGCAAGGCTTTCATAAACCGCTTGCATACCTTCGGCAGCTTCACCGGTTGCACCCGTCTTTGAAATGATGGTGTCAAGGCCTTCGTCAACTTCTTTGAACGCCGCCACGGATGCAGCGCCGACCGCCGCCAATGGGGCGGTTACGTGTGCCGTAACACTGCCGCCAAACTTTGCGATGCCGTCACCGATGCCGCTGATTTTATCCCCAGCCGCCGACATATCGGAACCGAAAGCTTGCACCATGTTGGGCAAGTCGTCCAATTCGCCTTTCATCTTGTTGAGTTCGGCAGTTGCACCGGCAACAGCTTCCTTCCATTTCAGCGTTCTTTGGTCGTTTTCGCCGTACTTCTTCGAAGATTCTTCAAGCATCTTGTTGAGTTCATCAACACGTTTTTGCTGATTCTCAACTTGTTGCGAAAGGTTTGCAGCGCTGTCTTTCGCTTTCTTCATGGCGGACGTGTTCTTGTCCCAGCCGGATGAAGTAGCTTGCATTTCTGCCTTCAGCGTTTTTTGTTGCTGAATGATGTTGTTTATCGAATCGCGGTATTCTTTTTCGCCGTCAATTCCTATTTTGGGGCCGATGTTTACCGCCATGTTTTCTACCTCAATGCAATTGCTTGGTCATACGTCAACGGCTTGGGCTTGGGGTCGGCACGCCCGTGGTCAATGTCATAACAAGCAATCATGTCATAAATTTCCCCGACTGTTGTGTTGAGGATCTCAAGCTTTGCCATCCCCACACGCCGCCCCATGTACAAAAGCCATGCCGCATTGTTTATGTCGATTTTTTTGCCGCTGATTTTTTTTTACCCTTCGGGGTCATCGTTTCAACGGTCGGTTTTGCGTCATTGTCCCATGCTTCCTTCGCTTCCCTAAAAAGGTCAACGAAGGTGCCAAAATCATCAAGCAACATGATTTCGTCAACGGTGACCGGGTTCGGTTCGTATTTCTCACCCATCTGCGCCGCTTCGAATTGCTTCACGCGCTCATAACCTTCGGACAATATCGATATGAACTGCGCTGCCGCAAGGTTTCCGTCAACAAAGTTTTCCGTTAAAACCTCATTGATTTTTGAAATATCTTTGTTTGGACACAATGCGGCAACGGCAATCATTGCCCACACAGTTCGTTTAAATTTGACTGTTCTGCCGTTTATCTCCATTTGCCGTCACCTCTTACGGGGTAATATTAAGTTTGGCTTTCAGTGCCGCTACTGCCGCCGCTTCGGTCGCGCAGTCTGCGCCAATGTAGCGCCAAGTGTGGTTCTCGGTGTCATCACGCATCAAGGTGAAGTCAATTGCCGTGGTCTGCCAAGCAATTTGGTCTTCCTGCGTGGCGGCTTCCTCTGCCGGGATAGCCATTTTTGTTTTTGCAAGCACGGTCGGCACATAGATCACGTCACCGCCTGACATATAACGCACGATGTAACCAACGGCAAGGTACGGGGCTTCAGTGCTGTCACCGTCCTCAATCCATCCCTCGGTATCAGCTTCGGCAAGGCCCATCGCAAGCGCACGTGCGTTCGGGTTAAGCCCGTCAACGGTCAGCGTTGCGGTGCCGCCGGTGAACACGCCACCTGCGGATTCGGCAACAACGTTGTCAGCATAAAAATTGTTATCGTCTGCGCTTTCCGGCGCAAGGGATACAGACACGCCACGGGCCAAAATCATGCCGTCGCTATAAGTCACGGCGCTACCGTTGGCGGTGTACTTTGCAACATAGGGCTTGGAAAAGCCCGTAATGACTCTACCAGCAGCCATTTCAAATTCCTCCATTAAAAAAGGGCTTTTCAGCCCATTGTCTTTTTCAATCCGTTTTCGATTTCTTCAACCATTGCTTTTTCAGCCGCGTCTTTCGAACCCTTGACCGCCGGGCTGATGAATGGGTGCTTTGCCTTCCAGGACGTACCGCCTTCAATTGACCTTGCAATCATGCTGTTCGGCTTGCCGTTGGGCCATTTCTTCGTTTTGTCATCGTTGTAACCATCAAAACCGACTTTCACGTTGAAATAACCATTTTCGTCTTGCATTCGTGCAATACCAAAGCCATCAAGCAAACCTTCTTTTTCGACATCGGTGCAAGCCGATGCCGGTAATGCCTGAATGTTTGCCTTTATAGCATCGGCAACGATGTCAGCGCCTTTATAGATTGCGTGTCCGATCAGGTCCTCAGAGCTGAACTCTAAATTCCGGAGCTGCGAGATATACTTGTCAATCCCCGAGCCCACTTGGAACTTCGCCACGGACTACCACCCCCCAGCTCCACTCATAGTGGATCATCTTCGTTTCATCTTCGTACTGTACCGAATTGAGCGACCATGTCAGCCCCATGTCATCGAGCGCTTCCTGAATCTCATCAATCAGCGGGTCGAACTCCGTCTTCGTGTAAAAATCACACGTTCCGGTGATGTTCTGTTCCTGTTTGTGATTGTCAGCGTCGAAGCTGTTTTCTTCGCCACTCTCCGCCCACATGAGGCACGGGACAGTGGTCACCGGCCGCCAGTAGTGGAAGCAGTTCGTAGTGATCCTCGCCAGCACCACACCAATCTGATAAAGTTTACTCTGCAGGCTCAACATCATAAAAATCCTCTAATCTGACAAGCGTCAGATCCATAACCTTCAGACCGTCGTCATTCAGCAAGTGCTGTATATTCGTAATACGATACTGGCCGTCATTTTCGGACTCAGACAAAACAGCATACATACCAATCCTGGCGATAGGATCCCGCCACATCCGGATTACAAGATCTATTTGCTCATTGGCGCCGAGCGCTGCATAGAGACGGTTATAACCTACGATACGCTCTTCAAAGAAACCGCGGGTCTTAATATCAAGCCGCTCGACCGGCATGAAACCAGGTCGAGCGGTATTTTCTAAAGCACATATAAAGCAGAGACCGGAGTC